TGATTTAGATTTAAATCCATGACATTCATCACCAAATACTGCGCCAAATCTTGCAAACCAATCTTGAGGAAAACGATATATTGATTGCCATGTACTTATAATGACTCTTTTAAATGAGTTCTTGTCTTTACCTGAATATATTCTATGGCAATGTCTATCTACATCATAACCGTAGTTTTTAAAATCGTTATACATTTGTTCAACTAAAGATGTAGTAGGTACTATTATTAAAACATCTTTTCTTTTTTTATCAAATGCAGATAGTAACCACCTCATTAATACATAAATGATTAATGATTTGCCTGAGCCTGTAGGTGAAAGTAGTATAGCATTGCGATGTTGTATACCATGACATACAGCATCAAACTGATAAGCTCTAATGTCAAACGGAAGTTTAAGTGCTTCAATAAACTTCATCATAAAGTCTACGTTAATCGAATTACCTTCGTTAGGATTACCGTATTCTGTTTCTTCTATTTCTAATTCATATTCTCTTGATTCTGCAAATGAAAGTATCTGAGGAAATAAACCTGCTGGTATTTGACCAGTAGTTTGATTATATAGTCTTATCTTTCCATCCCACACTCTATTACGATATGCAGGCATAAACCTATATCCTGGAACGTAGAAAGAAAAGAACTCTCTTAATTCTGCTCCAATACTTCTATCACACTCTAAATGTATGATTGAATGATTTAGTTTCCTGACTCGAATTGTTTCCATTTGATTATGTTCGATATAGTTTGGTGTCGCCATTTTAAATTATCTATAATCTCCGTTAGTGTATCAATTGTTGTTTTCCAATATTGTATTTTTTCTTCTGATTTTTGTATTTCTGGATCGCTTTCATAATAATAATCCATTTCACCTTTTAGTATCTTTAAACCATCGAAAGGATCAGGATCCCATCCTTTGCTTTCTAAAGTTTTCTGATCCATCTTACCATTATAGTATAACCACTTTTCTTTTAATATTTTCTTTTGTTCAAATTCAGCACGTTTCAATTCAAGCTTTGCTGTTGACCAATATTGTAAATATTTTGAATGTAGTGATGGGGTGTGTCTAGATGTTTCATCTAATCTAGCGTTATCAATAATACAATCTTTTTGCCACATATCGTGGACTTGTTTCAAATCAATCATTATGTCTCCAATAATATATATTAACCAGTTAACTTACCTGCTACTGAAAATGATTCAGTAAAAGATCCGGTTGTTTTATTCTTTATCAAAATATCAAAGTATGTAAATCTAAATGATGCACCGAATGTTATAAATGATTCTCCACCTGCAGTTGATTGAAACTGTATGTCAGTTAATGCAACGGGTATACAATCTTTATATTTGATTCGTACAACTGGATTATTAGAACTCGATAGTATAGATAAAGTAATATCAGATTGTGCCGGCGGCTTTTCTGTTTTTGCTTTGAATCTATCTACCGGAGTCGTCATATCCTGATCTAGTATTCTTCTCATCCAATCATGCATTTCAGTATATGCTTTCATGTCTTCATCTAATATAATGTTAGCTAACATTTCGTTGTAAGTTAACTTATCTCCGATGAAAGGTATTGCTGCAAGTTTTTTGTACTGTAAATCTGCAGTGTTCATGATAACACCAGCATGTGTAAAGTCTTGTACAAAGAATTCTAGATTTGGATAATTAGTTCTATCTATAACAAGTCGAAAACCTGTCGGTTGCAGATAGTTAAAATTATTAGTCAGTGTCATTCTTACACCTACAATTTATTCCGCCACAACTACCTTTAATTGGTTTGAACAATAAACCAAAAGACATGCCTGAAGCTATGAATGCCATGAATATGAATAATGTTAGTATGAATATTTCCATACTGTTATTTATACGACAAAAGAGGAGCCGAAGCTCCCCTTTTTATCATGCACTAAAAATTAGGCACCAAGAATATTATCTACTCTGAATATTCTGTAGTACTGATTAGTCTTAACCGCAGCTAATCCATCTGCAGGTGTGCTACCTACGAATGGGTTAGAGACCATTCCATATCTGGTTTTGAAACCAATTTTTGGCTGGAATGAATCTTCAGCTACAGCTCTGACCATTGTTAGTGGTACATATGGGCAATAGAATACACCGGCATCATATGGATTTGTACCTTTATATCCTACTGTAATGTAGTCTGTAGTTGAATATGGGTCGATGTAGACTCTCATTCTACCGTTTAATGTACCGGCGAATGTATTACCTGTGTCATCTACCTGTAAGTTAGTTGACATTGCAGGTGTGTAGTCTAACATGCCTGAAGCAGCTAATGCAGATGCTGTGTCAGATGAGCAGATAATAAAGTTACCTTTACCTCTACGTGTCTCTTTTGCAATTACGTTAGCTTCTCTCTCGATCTGAAGAATAAGTCCTTTGAACTTTTCTACTGACCATCTACCATCTGCATCTGTCTGTACGTTGAAGATACCGTTGATAGCAGTGTTTGCTTGAAGTGCTCCAGTTTTAGCCTGTGAGTTTACAGTTCTTACAACTTCTCTGTTGATCTCAGCTAAGATTTCAGTTGACAAGATGTTTGCCAATTCTGTCTCAGCATCTAAGCCGTGAATGGCTTTAAGATCTTGAGCAAGTTCTAAGCTGTATTCAGCTTTAAGAGCTCTTGACTTTGCGGTCACTGTTGACTTCTCAATTGAGAATCCCATTTCAGCAAATGCTGTATTTGGACCTGCACCTGAAGAACCTAAACCTTCAGCATTGGCTGTAGTCATACCACCGCCGAAACCGTCAGTTGTTCTTTCAGAGTCAATTGATGAGTCACCTGATACATCACCAGCTAATGGGTCTTTACCTGTTAAACCAGATGGACCAGCTGTTCCTTGTGACGCGGATGAGTCACCTGAATATGGTGTAATTGCTTCGTCGAATAATGCTTCGTCTCCAGCAGTTGCACCGCCTCTTGTAGTTTTGTACAATGACTTCATCGCAAAGATTAAGCCTGTTGGACCTGACATTGGTTGCACACCACAAATATCGTATGCCATTAAGTTTGGCATAGCTCTTCTTACGAGTGCGATCAATACAGGGTTCCAATTTTGTACACTTGATGTTGCGTTAGCAGGAGCAGCTTCTGCAATCATTCCTTCTTCTCTAAGAGCGATTTCCTGATTTTCGAGTACTGCAGCTGTAACGGCTTTTCTGTGATGGTCCTTAATATTACCAGCTGATTCTTCATTAAGAACTGGGGACCATTTTTCGATTAACTTATCGTATGATACCATTTTGGGCTCCCGTTATTTTACTTGGGTTTTCTTTATTGCATTAAGGTAAGATGCCATTGAGTCTGATGTTTCCATTACTGGAGCATCTTCTTCAACTTCACTTTCCTGACTATTAACTGTCTTAGCAAAGTATGACTCTTTCAACTGAGCTACTTTCTGTGTGAAAGTTTCTTCGTCTTCAAAATCTACGTTCTCTGCTAATTTCTTAAGTTTTTCCACTTGAGTTTCAGCTAAGTCTTTAGTTGCTTCTCTTATGATAGCATCTCTTTTATAGCCTTCTAACTCAACTGCCATGTCGATTGCCTTCTGAGTTGATTCGTTAACAGTCTTCTCTAACTCTTCAACTTGATCAGCGAGGTCGTCTACCATGTCAACTTTTCCTTCTGGCACTTCGATGTAGGACTCGGTAAATAAGTCTTTCAACTTATTCATAAAGTCTTCTGCAATCTCAGTTCTTAAACCATTTTGAATAGCTAACTTGTTCTCTTCCATCCAGTTTTCAACTACGTAGTTTAAATAGTTGTCTACTTTCTCTACGAGATCTGCCTTTGTAGATTCAATCTCTTCGGCAAGCTCTTCATTATACTTCTCTTCTAATCTGTCAATCTCTGCATTTACTTTTGTATTGATTGCAGCTTCAAAGATAGTTTCTGCTTTCTGCTTGAACTCATCTGATAATGTTGCTTCTTCAGCGACTAACGCTTTAAGATCATCTTTAAAATCGACCTGTACTTCTGCTTCTTGCTTTTCAGCAATTGGCTCGCCTTCAAAAGCTTCTGGTTCTGTACCACTATTCATTTTATTATAGCTACCATACATTGCATTAATGGTTTTCTTATCCATTTTCTGCATGCTGTGAACCATAGCGGCAATCATGCCTGCTTTTGTTTTTGGCATTGGATCTTTTTTAGTATTATCTTTTGCAGTTCCGCCGGCCATGCTTCTTGCGCCTGCAGTACCTGTTGCGTCAGCTTCC